GGAACCTGCAACAGTAGGGCCAGCATTATTGGTGAAAGACGACTCGCGGGTGAACTCCACCAGGTTGGAGTTAGTCGCGCTGGATGGCAGCACATCACGAATCGTCATCATGCGATTCGGGGTGGTCATAATGCCGCCAAGCCGATCAGACGGAACCAAAGGCTGGTTTTGTCCAGTGGCGTTGATGATGGCGGTTTTAACTTCCATCCTTGCACGACCGGAGCGGCCTTCTTTCAGATCGAGATACGCTTGCGACTTCTCGAACTCAGCGCCCAGGTTGTAAGCGGCTTCGGATTCAGACTTAGCCGCGCCCTTTTGCTCTAAGGTTTGAATGCGATCATAAACAGCATCGTATTCCCCCTTCATAGCATCCAGTTTTGACTGAGTTTCTTTGGTTACTTCACCGATAGACTTGATCTGTGTGTCGGCTTCTTTAACAGCAGCCTCGTACCCGTCAAACTTCTTGAGCAGATCGGATTCCAGGCTCTTGATTGCGACAACGATTTCACCGTTATCAATTGCTTTGTTTTCAGTAGTCATTTTTAAATCCTCATAACGAAAAAAACCGCCAAAAGGCGGGTTATGCGATGGTTGTGTGTTGGCTATAAAAGCCGTTTGAGTTGGTTAATGGAATCAATAATGCTCTGGTTTGTTTCGTCATTATCAGACTGAGCATCACGCACAGCACATGACTTGACGTGGCTCACCAGTGCGGTCGCCACCGACCGACTCAAACCACAAGCGTCTCGCAGGTAGTTTTCGCAGTCTTTTAAATTGGTCATCTGTTCAATGTCTGATTTCACAGCGGTAATTCCCGCTTTCGCTTCACACGGGAAGGTAACGATAGACCCCTCCATAAGCGTAAGGGACGTTATATCCTTGCCGCCCTCTGCCTTCTCGGTATAGTCGCCTTCCTGCATGGTAAAGCCCTGAGACAGCCCTTTGATGTCCCCACGCTTCAAAGCGGTATAGGTTGACTTGCCGTGGTGATGATCCTTGTTAATCTCGGCCTCAATAAAGAACCCATAATCATCTTCCTTGCCACTGAATGAGCCGACAGGAATATCGCTATGCTGGTGATTCACGAACAAGGGGTAACGAACACCCTCTGCATTAGCAAATGCACCCTTTCTGATTGTGTCGTTCACTTTGTCGTTAGAATCCCACACCGTCAGGTAGCCGGAAAACTTGAATAGATTAGCCTCAGAACCTTCAAATTTAAGATTACAAAGGCTGGCTGGTGTCGCTTTCTGGTGCAGCATTTGGAGTGCTCTCCATGTTGTTTAATGTCGTCAGATTGACTTGAACAGTTAAGTCGTCGCCCCCGTCAACCTCTTTTAAGTTCAGTGTTTCCCTTGCCTCATTTCTGGTCATCAACCCGTTCTGAACAAGCGTTGAGAGGAATGAAGCCTTCGCCTGAGAATCCATTTTGACCAAAGGCGAGGGATCGTGATCTACGTTAATGTCCGACCCAAACGGAATGAGCGCGTAACGAATAGCAGATTCCCATTCGTCCAGATATGGCTGGATCGTGTGGGTGAGGAACATCAGCATCTGTTGCTCAAAAGAGGCAGGCCATGCGGAGTTACCGTTAGCGCCTGCGCCGATAAGCACATCTGGCATGTTGAAATAACGCGCCACATCAGAAAGCTGGTGCGCCCGTGTCGCAATCATCTGCATTTGGTCAGGGTTGTAGTCAATCGGGTTATAAGTAGACCCGCCTTCCAATACCCATAGCTCATTGGAGTTGATCGGGCCTTCTGATATTCCACGATAAAGCTGCCTTGCTTGCTCCCGCTGCTCTACCGTCAAAAACTTGTCGAAATTGATAACCCCGCCGGGACGACCGCTGGCGAACTGTTTTGCCGCGTAGGTTTCTGCCGCAACAGATAAGCCATAGGATTCCCGCGCATAGTTGTTTCTTTCAGCGCCGACAATCCCATCAGTGCCGAAGCCCTTTAAGTGGAAGATAGACCGCTGCGAATACACCTTAATACCGGAATCAACGCTGTAGTGATACGTCAGCTCACCATCATTAGTGATGAATGGGGTCATCCTTCCCGGTCTAAGTGGGATTAGCGCAACCGGCCTCTCCCCTGAATATACAATCTCCGCATAGGCATTATTCCAGAGCGCCATTTGTGCGGTCATTGCAAGCCGAAAATCCCTCGGTTTCATCCAGTTATTCGGGCGTTTATGCAGCAAATCCGTCAGAAAATGCCTGGATTTCAGTGGTTCTCTGCCGTTTTCTGTCTCTCTGAATACCAGCAGCGGCATACCTGCCGCAGAGTTTGAAATCAATTGGGTGCAAGCCCACACGCCGGAGATTTTAAGCGCCCGTTCATCGCTTACAGCAATACCAGATGCCGTTGACGTTTTCTGGACAGCCCCGACTTGATAGCCTTTGTCCGGATTCGACAGGGAGCCAATCCCGAACAGGCGCAATATAGGATTAAATAGATTCATTTGTATGCGTAGCTTCCCAGGAAGTCGTCGAGTGAGCCTGATTGCTCATGGACAGCAGCACCACCGACAGCCATTGCCAGCGCGACCATGCCATCAATGCGCCCTGTTGATTTCACCTTGTCCAGCTTCTTGTTGCCTGCCGGGTCTTTCACCTCAACAGCGTTTGCCGCATTCCACGTAAGAACCGGGTGCATGCCGTGGCGAATCCGACCGTTTAATAGTTCAATTTCAAGCGTTTTTAACGCGGGGGACATATCTTTATAGCCTTGACCGTGTTCGACAAAGTGATCCGCTATCCATTGTTCATCGAAACCCACGTCGAGCAGGCTTGGCTTTAATAGCTTCATACCCCATCGGTCAAAATAAACGGTGATGTCGGTAGACTCGGCCCAATCAGCCAGCGTCTTTGCCACAAAATCAAATTCAATCGACTTGCCTGGGGTCAGGGTTAAATGCCCGTCATTCGCCCACAAATCATAAGGAACACGATCCTGTATAGATTTCTCTGCAATCCCGTCTGCTGGAAGGTAGAAATTGCTTTTAACTGATATGGAGCCATCAGTACCGCGCCCCACTGCAATCATCGCTGTAAGGTCGTGACGGTCTGACAGGTCGAGGCCAATCGTAACCGGCCCCTCAAAATCTTCTGGCCTGAGACAAAGCCCGTTCTCTTTCCACACCCTTTGAGACACAAAAGGCGTGTTTCTGGATATGCGCTGGTTTAATACCAGGTTTCTATAGGCAGCCTCTTGAGAAGGCATGCGCGAAGCCGAATCAGCCTGCCGCTTGACCTCTTTCTTGTTGAGAAATATCCCATAAGCGGGGTTTGCCGACTTGATAGCCTTTTCCCCAAAAGGGTCTATTGATTCATCAGCGGTATAAAGGAATAGCTTTGTCTCTTTGTCGTAACCGGCCTTCGCGTCATCAATTAGAACACTGAGCAAATCGGCATCCGTAGGTGCCTGGGTGGAGATCACTACGGATAATGGTTCTTTCTGCGCCCCTGCCGCCGTTTCAAGCGCGTCATACAAGGGCGATCTAGGGCCAACCACTTGCCCCAATTCATCATGGACAACAAAGACAGGGGAAAGCCCATAGGCTGTGGACGCCTCAGCAGATAGCGCCCGGTACAGTGTCCCCAGCTCTTCACAAAACAACTGTTTGGCAGACTCACGAACAGCAATCACACCATTCAAGTCAGGCGACAACCGGATCACCTTGACCATCAGGTTAAACAGAATTGAAGCCTGATCCCTCGACTGAGCTGCGGAATACAGTTGAGAATTTGCTTTAGCTTCTGGCCCGACCAGATGAAGCAAACAGAGAAACGCCGACAGCGTGGTTTTGGCGTTCTTCCTTCCAAACGAAATAATCACCCGCCGGGTGGACGTGTCGTATATCCCCTTAATTACATCTCTCTGGAACTTTTGCAGCTTGACCGGTTGCCCTACAAACTCCCCTTCTGGTATGCGGCAATACTGTTCAATCCAGCGTATAGCCCTGTTACCCCTGCTTATCCTTCCCACGGTTTGGAGCCGGACGCCTTTCTGTCAGCAACAGATGCCTTTTGTGTATCGTATTTCGACTGCTGGGTGAGCCTCATTGATCTCGATAGTGATGTGATGGCCCTCGTTTGCTTCTCCCGCATATCGGTCAGCTTGCGGTATCTATCCAGGCCATCAGGATCAGCCATCCAGTCAGGTTTAAACGCATCAATCTGATCGTCTATCACCGCAGCCGTTGACACATGTTTACAATAGGCCAGCAATAATTGCTTGGTGTCGTTCTGAAACCAATCAGCGGGTTTCGTGTTTACGATCGAATGCCAGACAGATGCCTCAAATTCACTAATCTCAGCAGGTGGCGCAATACGCGGGCATACCTCAGCCGTCTGGACAACTTTTAAGCCACCAGTGCTGTTTCTTCCGCGTTGCTTCATAGAAATTGTTACGATTTAGCAAATAAAAAGGGGAGCGGCGCTCCTT